TTTGTAAACAACTCAACCAGCTCTACGATTAACGGACTGACAGTTGAACAGAGACAGGCGTTGACTGACGCGTTGAAACCAAAGGCTGACAATTAATGCTACACTTTTATGAAGGACAGGTAAGGAAGTTTCTAACACAGTTCATACGGATATTGAGTAACTTCTCCGTGGAGACGGGCAAGGGCGCAGATGGTTCTGTTCAGTTGAGGGCGGTGCCTGTGACCTACGGTGATCCCACAAGACAGGTGGCCAACATCATCAGAAACAATTCAGAGAACGCACTACAGTACGCACCTAGGATAGCCTGTTACGTTAGGGAGTTGAACTACGACAGAGACAGGATGCAGAATCCCTACCACATAGAGAAACAGCATCTCCGAGAGCGTGACTACAATGAGAGCACAGGTGAATACACCAACCAACTGGGTGCCGGTTACACAGTGGAAAAGGTGATGCCTTCTCCGTTCAGGCTTGAAGTATCAGCGGACATATGGAGTTCAAACACGGACCAGAAACTGCAGATCATGGAACAGATACTGTACTTGTTCAACCCAGACTTCGAGATACAGAAGTCTGACAACTACATAGACTGGACCAGTCTTAGTTATGTTGAACTCACTGGCACCACATTCAGTTCTAGGACCATACCAGTTGGCGCGGATTCAGAGATCGACGTGGCCACACTTACATTTTCTATGCCGATATGGTTGTCACCACCTGTTAAAGTCAAGAAACTGGGCGTGGTACAGAAGATCATAATGAGCATCTACGACGACGACGGTGGCATAGCAAAAGGATTGATCGACGGAGAACTGATGTCGAGGAGTTACGTGACACCAAACAACTTCGGACTGTTGGTCACGGGAAACCAACTGAGATTGTTGGGAACAACAGGAGTCAATGTGAAATCCGGGGGAGATGGATTCCACACAGGAGCCAACGAGCCAAGCAACTACGATCCCTTCGAGACATTTGGTCCGGCTGTCAACTGGAAGGTGTTGTTGGACCAGTATGGCAAGGTAACAAATGGTACATCGCAAATTAGACTGAAACAGCCCAATGGTAACGAGATAGTTGGCACCATAGCCACAACCACGTTGGATGACACTATATTACTTTACAGCATTGATTCTGACACCATCCCTTCCAACTCGCTGACCGCAGTGAAAAAGATAATCAATCCTGCCACATTCAATCCAGGCACACCAGCCAACGGTGACAGATATCTAGTGATCAATGACGTGGGAGACAGCACGGCCAGTTTCCAGAGTTCTACATGGGGTACATTAGTGGCCGGCGTTGGTGACATCATAGAGTACAACAGCACCACAGGCAAGTGGAACGTGGCGTTCGATGCATCGAATCCAGACTCGACACAGCACTACGTGACAAATCTAAATACGGGAATACAGTATAGGTTCAATGGCACGGAATGGGTGAAATCTTACGAGGGCGTGTACACCGCTGGTAATTGGAGCATAGTGCTTGACGGCGGATACAGTCAAAGTGATGACGCAGACAACAACGACGCTCAGACACCTTGATAAAATCTTCATAGGTTGTTATAATAAGATATGAAAGAAAACATAGTCTGTTCTGGCGCACTGTTCTACAGCACTTCTACTAAGCGTTTCCTGTTCCTTCAACGCACTGATAAAAAGACCGCTGGTATGTGGGGATTAGTAGGAGGACAGGCCAAATACACGGAATCCGCATTTGAGGGATTAAAACGTGAAATACAGGAAGAAGTAGGTGACACACCCAAGTTCAAGAAGGTGATACCGCTAGAGATGTTCACAAGCAATGACCAGAAGTTCTTCTTCCACACATACCTGGTGGCCATAGACTCGGAATTTATACCCAAATTGAACGGAGAACATTCTGGCTACTGCTGGTGTGCGTTTGAATGCTGGCCCAAAAACCTACACATGGGCTTGAGAAACACCCTTAATAATAAAAGTATAAAAGGCAAGTTGCAGACTGTATTGGATCTAATAATTTAATGAAGAACCTCATAGAAACCAGAGAAGGATGGGCTTGGCCCAAAAGCGACACCAACTGCTGGAGATACATGAAGAAATATCCAGACCTACCCCATACAATAAGCAGTCGCGTGAAAAACAAATCTGTCGTGGTACAAGCGGGCGGCAACTGTGGTTACTACGTCAAACAGTACGCCAACTTGTTTGACAAGGTCTACACGTATGAACCGGATTTTTTGAACTTCTATTGTTTGAATTTGAACGTAGAGGAGAACAACGTGATCAAAACTCAGGGCTGTCTGGGTAGCCAGCGCGGCACGGTTGACCTCGTAACTAACAACATTAATGTAGGGAAGACGCACATCAAACAACAGGATGGTATATATCCGGTGTATCTCGTGGATGACATCGGATTGAATGCCTGTGATCTTATACACCTGGACATAGAGGGTTATGAATACTACGCTATATTAGGTGCCACGGAAACAATAAAAAAATTTAAACCTGTCGTAGTACTGGAAGTATGGGAGCAGTTGGAAAATAGATTCGAGGAGGACATCAACAGCAAACTGCACGATCTTATGTTGGATCTAGGATATTATCATTCACGAACTCTGTGTGAGGCGGATAAAGTATACGAGTACAGAGTATGAAGGCATTCATAATAAGACTTCGTGAGAATGAACTTTCGTGTGATGTGGCGGACGAATGCGTGGCCCAGGCGAAAAAATTTGGCACCGAAGTTGAATACTTCGACGCAATATACGGAAACGCGGGATTAGATGTGTTCAAGGAGCACGGAGTTGGCCAGTTCCAGCGCAAGGTCAAAGAGGTAACGCCCGGCATAGTGGGGTGTGCGGCCAGCCATTACCTGTTATGGAAAAAATGCGTTGAACTAGACGAAACCCTGTTGATATTGGAGCAGGATGGCTACCAGATACGACCGTTGCCCGTGGACATAGAAGACAACTTCACTGACATAATCAAACTAGACAACTGTAGGCCTTCACTAGATGGGTATGAAAGATGCGTCCGACAAGATCATGAGACCAAATACACGGACTACAAGTGGCCGGATTGGATAGTGAACAATCTCCGACCAAAAAAGATACGGCGCATTCCATATGGGTATCCATATTTCAACGGCGCCTGGAGTTACATGATCAAACCAGCGGGTGCTTCAAAGGTGTGTCGAGCCTTCGAGACCCAGGGGTGGGTGCCGGCTGACAAGGCGCTGGGCTCTGGTATAATGTCTCTAAAAACAACACAAGAAACAATTTTCAGACTGCACCCCCGTTACACTCCTAAAAAGATCAAGGATTTGAGTTTGACCAGGAACCTATAAAAGGTAAGTTACAGAATATAGTCTAATCGTTCTTGATGTAGGTTTTGCCTGTGAGTTTCTCTATGTCTCGGATCATCTCTTCCATATTGATCCTCACGGTCTTGCCGGTTTTGACATTCCTAGAGTAGTATTCCCACTCTCCATGTTGGTTGTGTGGAGAAATTTTAGTTTCGTTTCCAGCTTCGTCTTGCACGTATATTTCAGCGCTAGACGATAGATCCTTAGCATAGATATGAGCAGTGTTGGCCGCTGTGCTTGGAGCAGAACCTATCACGGTCATTCCCACTGCACTTGCGAATGTTTTAGCACCTGACACTGTTTGGTCTCCGGCAACAGTTAGATTCACTGCAACCTCGCCACCGGCCGCCCTCAGTAGATCCACTCTATAGGCGCTAACTGTGGTGGAACCCCCGGATGTGCTGGCCGCATTCAGCAAGGTACTAGTTCCGTTGAATGACGTTGTAAATGTGAGTTGATCTGTGCCTTTTGTTGACACGATAGGTCCCGTTGACACATAAGAATTGGTTCCATCCGTAACAACTGTAACTTCGGATATGCTGGCCGCACCCTCTGATGAGTTGTAGCCAGTGACTATGTAGAAGGCTCCTGTGGCCGAATCTGAAGTAAACGAATCTATCTGTGTGGCAGAGGAACTGACCGTCGTTGACGCTATGGTTGCCACGTTGTCACCATCACTTGCTGATTCCGAATCGGAAAGTAAGATTTTGTAACCTGTTATTCTACACTGTGCCGATAGTCCCTTCAAATATACTGTTCCGTCTGTGAGTTCCACAGAAAGCGTTGTGAGGTCAGTGTCAGACGTCTTGACACTTCCATACACAGTCAAATAAGCATTCGTTCCGTCGTGCACGACCAACGCCTCTAAATTCTGTAGCTTATCATTTGTCTGATCATTCAAACTCAAGAAGTACTTGGCGCCCCTGTATGAAGTTGCACTCCAAGAGTCAACTGTTGATGCTCCAGCATCCTCCCTGGCCAGGTGAACCCTCCAGGCGCTGACTGCTGTGCTACCGCCACTGGAAGAAGCGGCCTTCAAAGATACTGTGCCCGA